CCCATGCCCCAGATCCAACGTTGCCCGTCTTCCGTGGCGTTCCACCATAACCGCCGAAGTTTCCGTTTCCTCTGTTCGTTGTTCCACTTTCGGGCGGCCTCGGAATGGATCATTTGTGCGCCTCATCGTAAGACTGAGCCCGCGCATCGGCCCAACAGTCGGATAAATAGTCCTCATAACAAAAATGGCAAACATGGCGACCATCATCGGTTTTCTGGATCGGTAAGGCTTCTGGATCACTTAGATCTAATTGGCAACTAATACAAAGCTCCTTTGGCTTAGTCACGTTTATACTCCTTCTCGACTTCCACGAGGAGCCAGCCTTCGGCTTGTTTGGGGGACCAGTTGTGTTTCTTCACGAGGTGCATAGAAACATCGTCGGCCTCTGTGCTGAAATAGCAGCGACATCTCGGACATTGGTGAAGAGTCATTTCCCCTCCACCGCCGCGCGTTCGTCCATGAGCCGGATCGCGGCGTGAACGTCAGCACAGCCGTCACAGCAGAACTCGTCTTCGCGGGGTTCCTTCATTTCAAATCCACATTGTTTACATCGTTTCATCAGCGCACCTCCGCAATTTGTCCTATGGTCGGGACTTCATAGATCGTCGCTTCATCTTGAAAGTCGATGACACAGACAGGCTTTGGTGGAACATGTTTGAACGGTTTTGCGATATCCATATAGCAAGCGATCAAGGGCAAGATCAAGATGAGCTGAGGCATGTTATTGCGCCTCCTGTATAGGGTCGATGGGAAGGGCCTTGGCTTTGCGTTTTAAGGGCGTAATGGCTCCACAAAGGCGACACACACGGTCTTGTGTTTCCAGCCTCACATAGGTCTGTCCTGAGCCGCATTCCGCGCAAGCGTTTTTCTTTTTCATACCTAAAGTCTATCATGTGTGCGTGTGTGTGTCAAGTCCTATTTTCATCGTCTATAACATCGCTATTTTACGTCGATAAACTAAATTTGACATTTTGTTATAGGAGTAGTTTACTATGGATCACATGCTATCCGCGACAATCCAAAAAACCATTTCCTCGTCGGAAGAGACTCCTTCGCGGGTAGCACTCTCCGGCGGGGTTCTATTTAGGGAGGGGTTATGATTTTGCCAGCCATTGATGAAAACAAACTAAATCCAAAAAAAGGATCGGATGAAAAATTCCGAAGTCTGTTCTCTGTACTAACAATGGCTGGCATCTATTTATGAAAGATTACGAGAAGTTCCTGAAAGGTAAAGAAGTCGCTTCTACTCCATGCGGCATCATACCCTCTGAACTAAGTCCTCTCCTGTTTGACTTTCAGACGGATATTGTCCGATGGGCTTTGAAACGTGGACGCGCCGCGATCTTTGCCGACTGCGGAATGGGAAAGACTCCCATGCAATTAGAATGGGCACGTCATATCCCTGGCAAGGTTCTCATTCTTGCACCGTTAGCAGTAGCAGAACAGACCGTTCGTGAAGGCGAAAAGTTCGGTATCGAAGTAAAGTATCAGCGTCATGGTTCGGAAGGCGAAAAGATAACTATCACGAACTATGAAATGATGGGAAACTTTGATCCCGCCGCTTATAAAGGGATAGTTCTAGATGAATCATCCATCCTGAAAGCGCAGGACGGCGCGACCCGCAAGGCGATCATTGACGCATTTGCAAAGACTGACTACCGTCTGGCCTGTACTGCCACTCCTGCCCCTAACGATTACATGGAACTTGGAAACCATTCGGAGTTTCTCGGCATTATGTCCATGCAGGAAATGCTCTCCATGTTCTTTGTCCATGACGGCGGTGAAGTTCAGAAATGGCGACTGAAAGGCCACGCTCAGGAGATCTTCTGGAAATGGATGGCCTCTTGGTCTGTCATGATTAAACGCCCTTCCGACTTGGGATATTCTGACACGAAGTTTGTACTCCCTCCGCTTCATCTGCATGAGCACGTCGTGGATGCCAAAGAATCAGGGGAGTTTCTTTTCCCGATGCCGGCCGCGACGTTGCCAGAACGCATACACGCCAGACGCGATAGCACAGAAGAACGGGTTGCAGAACTGGTGAAAGTCGTCAAGCGAACACCAGGACAATGGCTGATCTGGTGCAATCTCAATGTCGAAAGCGAAGCCGTCACAAAGGCTATTAAAAACGCGGTCCAAGTCACAGGTTCCGACACGCCAGAATATAAGGCTAGTACCGTCATGGCGTTCGTTGAAGGCAAGATCCGTATCATGGTTTCTAAACCATCCATTATCGGATTCGGGATGAACTTGCAGAACTGCCATAACATTGCCTTTCTTGGACTCTCCGATTCTTATGAGCAGTTTTATCAGGCCATGCGCCGATGCTGGCGGTTCGGACAGAAGTCTCCCGTCGATTGCCACATCATCATTGCGAACACCGAAGGGGCTGTCCTCGCCAACATCAAGCGCAAAGAACAAGACGCTGAGAAAATGGCGGCCAGCATGGTTGACCATATGCGGAAACTCACTCAATCCCAAATCAAAGGAGCGACAAAGGAAATGTCTACTTATACGCCAGTCGTTACAGAAAATGAAGGATGGAAACTTATTAACGGGGATTGCGTCGAAGAATCTAAACAGATACCGTCTAACTCCATTCATTACACGATCTTTTCCCCACCGTTTGCTTCACTTTACACTTATTCCAATAGCCCCCGCGATATGGGTAACTGCAAAACGCATGGGGAGTTTTACGAGCATTTCAAGTTCCTAGTAGCAGACCTAATGCGCGTCACGATGCCTGGGCGATTGGTATCGTTTCATTGCATGAACCTGCCCACTTCAAAACAGAATCATGGCTATATCGGCATCTCCGACTTTCGCGGGGATCTGATTCGGATGTTTCAAGAGTCTGGGTTCATTTATCATTCAGAGGTTTGTATATGGAAAGATCCAGTAACAGCCATGCAACGCACAAAGGCCCTCGGACTCCTGCATAAACAGATCAAGAAGGATTCATGCATGAGCCGACAGGGAATACCCGACTATTTGGTGACGATGCGTAAACCAGGCGAAAACCCTGAGCGCGTTTCCCATACCAATGAGTCATTTCCTGTTCAATTATGGCAACGCTACGCCTCGCCTGTATGGATGGACATTAACCCATCAGACACGATCACATATCGAGAGGCACGTGAGAATCAGGATGAACGCCATATATGCCCACTTCAATTACAGGTGATTGAGCGCGGAATCGAGCTATGGTCGAATCCTGGCGATACTATTTTCAGCCCATTTGCGGGGGTTGGATCGGAAGGATATCAGGCCATTAGACAGGGGCGAAAGTATCTCGGAATTGAGCTTAAAAAGTCTTACTATGAGCAGGCATTAAAGAATTTAAGAGCGGCAAAATCTCAAGAGATGATGCTGGTTTAGGGGGTCTTATGGCGTGGCTTAGAAGCGAGCAATCTTTACTGCATCACCCTAAAACAAAGCTGTTGCAAAGCTACTTAAAAACGACATTGCCGGAAACAATAGGACGACTTCATATGCTGTGGTATTGGTGTTTGGACTACGCTTTGGATGGTGATTTATCCCGAAAGGAGCCCCAAATGATCGAACAATCCTGCGGAATTCCCCTAAAGTTGCTCATAAAAGCTGGATTTGTGGACTCGCGTCCTTACATGCGAATTCATGACTGGTACGATAACCAGTCTTACTACCTCAAATCTAGATTCAAAGATCGACCTGATAAATTAGATCAAATCAAGCGTTTATATGACAGGGATGAAACACCAGTGTTACACCGTAGTAACACCATGAGTAACACCACGTGTAATCCAACGATAAACAAACAAACAAAGAGTGAGAGAGTGAGTGAAAGCGAACGAACGAACGAAAGTAAAGCAAGCGCGTCGCGGCCTGCGCCCTTGGCGGGCGCGTCCGCTCCGCTGAAAAGTTTTGAAGAGGCTGGAGAAAATGATCTTTGTGCGCCACCCAAAGACTTGTTGTCCAGGATTAAAAAATGAACGAAGAAAATCAATGGTTAAGATATGGTCTCACAGATTTGGCATGGAATGATCTGTCGCCCATTGAGCGAGTTGAGCATTACAATCGCCAATTGCCCATTCGAGGGTGTAATCATAAAGCTAATTTCTTTGAGTGGCCGGAAGAGTTACGGGACTGTTATTCGCGTGACCCCTATTTTCATATTGCACACATGGAGATTTGTTCACACAAAACTGATTGCTATTGTCAGATGTGCGCCAATCGTATTGGGCATCCTAGGCCAAAGCGGGTTGTAAGCGACCGCGTGAAGGCCCATCTAAGTGATCTAAACGCGCGCAGGAGGGCCGAACGTGCCAAGGTTTGACAAAAGATGCTTGGAAGGGGTATAAACCTCTTAAATCGAAGATTTGAGGGGTTGCTTGACAAATAAACAAATAGGTGTTAGCTTTAACACCAATGAGCTATTTGCCAACCCCCGCAACCGCTCCTGGTACGCCTGCCCCTGAAACTATTTCTCTTGCCCACTCATCTTTTCTACAAGCCGCCACGTATGATTCTGCGCAATTCGCACTCACGCTCGATTTCAAGTCTGGTCATCAGGTTGTGCATCGCTTTGTCTTTCCGGTGGTGTGGGCACAGTTCAAAGAAGCGAAGTCTCATGGCAGTTTCTATTCCAATTCTCTGAAGAAACAATATCCAGCTGTGGTCTTACGTAAACCACTCTTAGTCTCCGAACTAAAGAAAGCGAAGAAAAAATACTCTCATGCCCCAAACTGAAGATCGAATCCTTAAATTTAGAAACCGAATCGGGCGTATTCTCAATTCTAAGAGATGGAGGCATATCTAGTGCCACAGATATCAGGCAAGCCTCTGACCGTTCGTCCCATTATTGATGCAACTGTTCCAGGTCTTTCAACCTCACCTGTCAAAAACATTTCAGATGCAGAACGTCAGAAACTGGTGGCTGGCTGGGATGCACAGGCTGAGAAGCGTCGCTTGGCCATTGAATCCGAGAGTCGAACTCCTGCCTCGGCTACTAAAGTCTTACGTTTCGAGTTGTGGCAGTTCGGGCATCTCTGGAATGGTTATGCCTATATCGGCAAGAAGATGATTCAGCTCATGCCTTCGCCATCCATCCTGCCTTCGGCTCTGCAAGCTGTTGAAGATGCCATGCGTGATCTGGCTGTCACAGGAAAACTATGAACTGGATTATCCGATTTGGACAATGGTGGGAAGGTCGTCGAGTCATCCGTGCGCCAGAATATCTCTCCGATCTTTCGGCTTTAACTCATAAGATCAATGAGCTCGAAGAAAAGAATAAACTACCGACCGAAATCGCTAAAGAGTTTATGCTGATTCGTGCACGTTTAGATCGAGTCGAATTAACCGTCGGCCTCAAGCGCGAGCCTGTGCCTCAGCATGTTCCAGGCACTCCGAAGATCTCATGACAACCACCCAAGAGTCTGACTCTGGTATAGCAGTCATCTTTGACTCCGCTCCTCTTCCCGTCATTCCAAAGGCGCGTTGGTATCACTATCTCGCCGCTTACTTCTGGAATCTCTATCGAAAGCCATTAGTCTGGAAGCGTCAGCGTGAAATCGTTCAAATCGCTAAAGACGTTAAAGCCTCTCTCGAATTAACTCTTTTGCCTGCTCTCTATGAAAGACGCGCTACTTGTACTGCCTGTTATAATGCCTATCTGTCGTTAAAGCCTCAAATCTTCCTCTCACAAATAGAACTAATTTTAAAAAGACTTTCATGTGAAGAACATCCGCAGTTGTTTCGAACATTCTTAATTACGACCGAACCAGAATTTCGGAAGTCAGAGAAGTTAGCCAGATGGGTGAACGGCTTTGATTCCTGAGTGTCGCTGGTGTGGCAAGAAGTGTGAAGAAAACCAAACTATCTGTGGATTGTCAGTCGTGCGAATCGGCGCGGGAAATAGAGCAACTCCGTGTGGCATTAATATCGTTTATCATGTCAGTTGCTGGTTAGAGATGATGCCAGCGAAACCAAAACTTGTATTAACAAGTGAAAAATAATGTTTACCAAAGGCGATCCTCGCATCAATCGAAATGGCAGGCCGCATGGAGCAACAGAAAAGCCGTGGTTAAGACCGCAATATTGGCACGATTTGATTTTAGCCGAGTGGGACAAATTGAAACCTGGCGAGAGAGCATCCATTGCTATGAAAGGTTTTGCAACCGTAATGCCGAAAGTGTTAGGGCCACAATCGCCGGAAGAATCGGTCTCGAACGCACAATCGGCTTTCGCGATGCTCAAGATGTTGCAGGATGTCGCGCGTGGAAGTAACGCTGGAGTTAGTACAAGCGGCGATCAGGTTGGCGTGGGAAACGGGAAACCTCCAGCACAAGCTTCTTCGTCCTCAGATAACGGCGTATGACCAGTTCTATCGGAAGCGACCTTCACGCAAGTTCGTCATGGTTGCCGGACGACGATGCCGTAAATCTACCTTACTCCTCATCCTCCATGCCGAGACCTGTATTAAAAATGCAGGAGTTCAAACCGCCTACGTGGCCCCTGTCGAGACGGGTCTTGCTGATTATATCGAGCCTATTATTGGCGTTGTGTTTGCCGATTGCCCTCAAGATTTACTCCCTCGGTTCAAAGACCGCACATTGGTATTCCCTAACGGCAGTCGGGTTGTGTTTAACGGCTGTAATATGCGTCAGTATCGGTACATGCGTGGACAGAAGCTCGCGCTTGCAACCGTTGACGAGATGGCGGAAGTAGATGACCTCGAAAGCGCGGTCGATGACGTGTTGTTTCCAGCCGTTTGGGATAGTCACGGCGAAATGGTGTTGTCAGGAACACCGCCAGTTATACCGTCGCCGGATCACCCCGTCATGCGATACGTCGAAGTGGCAAAACAAAATGACTCGTATTGGCATGCCACGGTCTATGATGCTGGGTACACTGATGAAGAAATCGCCGAAGCCTGTCGGGAAGTCGGCATAGATGGCAAAGACTCGGCGCGGTTCAAGCGGGAGTTCATGGCGGAGTTCATCCGTGATGAATCATCTGTCATCGTGCCTGAATTCAAAGAATCAGTGCACGTGTGCGAAATCCCACGGCCTGTCTACTACGACGAACTCTACAAAGCCTCAGGAGCTGACCTTGGAGTGGCAGATAAGACCGTCGCGCTCTTTGCATACTATGACTTTCCGAAGGCGAAGATCGTCATCCAACGAGAGTTCTTTATCTCCGGCGCAGACGTTCGAACCGACATCTTCGCAGCTAAGTATCGAGAAGCAATTGCATCTCTCGGATGGACGAATACCTCACGCATCCAGCACTGGTCGGACAACTCGAACCTCATGCTCCTCAACGATCTCTCCATGCTCCACGACATCCACATCAACCCGACGGACAAAGAACAGAAGGGCGAATGGCTGAACAAAGTCCGAATACTCTTTGGCGAAGGACGTATTTTAATCGACTCTTCGTGCGTCTTGTTGATCGCTACTTTGCATGGCGCGTTCTGGAAAGACCCGATGAAGAAGGATTACGGACGAACACAAGCACTGGGACATATGGACGCGCTGGATGCACTGATTTATCTGGTTCGCAACATTCGTACCGAAGTCAACCCTTTCCCGACCAACTACGATATGAGCAGAGGCGTCCTTTACGATGGCGCACAGTACGTTTATCCGCAGAACTGGAACAGAATTCCACACACCGACGAGGGTCGTGCCTTGGGTAGAGTCTTTGATAAGGGCCGCTTTTTACCGAAGCAGAAGGATAAGTTACCAATGGGAGGACTATGAGCTGGGGTAAACAAGATCCACCAACGGATCAGGAGCTGGAAGCTGTAAAGCCAGTTGAATCACCAAAGTTCTTTCAGTTGATTGCACGTTGCGTGAACTGTCGGAAAGAAGCACCGATTTACTTTGAGTTTGGGCATAAGATCGACTGGAAGAAGATCAAGAAAGCCTGCAATGTCTGCGGCATTGATGCCGGATGGGTGGCCAGCGAATGAGTAACACAATGACAACCGATATCGTACCAGCAAGAACCGATACGCCGACGGATGGCGAGACGGGCGACACGCAGATGGATCTCGCGAACCAAGATGACGTTCAAGAGAATGATCCAGTCCAGGACGAGCTTCGTAAACAGCTTTCGGAGTATTACTGGTGCAAGTCCACGCAGGAGTGTATTCAGTCACTCGTCAAGCGTTGCTCGGAGTATTACGAGTACATTGCCGCGACTGGCAAGATGGCACTCTGGAGAATGAGCTTTGAACAGTACAATCGAGGATTCATTACGTTGGGCAGTGTATCGCGAGGCGGTGTCGAGGGGGAACTGCTTAATCTACCCATTAATGAATTCAGGAATCTTGTCGATCATGTCATTGGACTCACGACCAGTGACCGACTGGCTTTTGAACCTCAAGCCGTCAACAATGACTATAGCACGGCAGCACAAGTCACGCTGGCCAAAGGCATCTTAAACGATTATGCACGTAACAAGGGCATGGACTGCGCCTGTGATTCAGGTGCTGAGAATGCCTATATCTTCGGAGAAGGCAGTATCGTTGCACTCTTCAACGAGAACTTGGGGGACCTTAAATTTGTCGATGAATCCGCGCAGAAGATTTACTATAAAGGCGACATACAGTTTCTTACAGTCAACCCTACCAACCTCATCCGAGACATTCATATCCAACATTTTAAAGACAACCAATGGTTCGTGGTGCGTCTTTTCGTTAATAAATATGATCTCGCGGCTCAATATCCAGGGAAAGCAAAGGAAATCTGCGAGAAAGCCATCTCGACCGATTGGGACAATACTCGCATTACGTCAACACGCGGAGAAAAATCTGATCTTATTCCCCTTTTCTTGGCGTTCCACAAGAAAACCTCCGCTCTTCCATTCGGCAGACAGATCTTCTATCTGGATTCTGATACCTGGCTCGAAGACCAGCATTTAGAATATCGGGATTTCCCCGTTAAGACGAACATGCCAGCTCCTGTGGAATCCATTAACTTCGGGTATACCACGGCGTTTGATCTTCTTCCGCTTCAACAGATCCTGGAAATGATTGATGGTGGCTGTGCCACTAACCTGACGAACTTCTTAGTGTCTAATATCCTCGTGCCAGACGGCTGTAATCTCGGTGTAGGCGACTTAATCGGCAGTATGAATCTACTCAAGTACAATGCTCAGGCTGGCGAGCCTAAAGCGTTAAACCTCGTTGAATTCCCACCAGAAGCACAGGCGTTTAGAGCGTTTGTAGTTCAGCGCATGGAAGTCTTGGCTGGCGTAAACGCTCAGTTGCGTGGTATGACCGATGAGAACATTACTTCTGGGTCACAGTCTGCGTTACAGGACGCTCGCGCTATTCGATTCAATAGTCGCTTCCAGAAGAGCTGGGCCAACTTTGCTGCTGAAGTAGCGACCAGCGTTCTACAGATACTCCAGGATCATCCTGAAGACGAGCGCACAGGCTTAGTGGCAGGGAAAGGCAATAAAGCCTATTTGAAAGAGTTTTACGGAGCAGATGTAAATATGATTGATCGGGTCATTGTATCTCTCGGGTCGGCCTATGCGAATACCGAGGCTGGCAAGATTGAGATTGCGAAAGACTTGATGAATAACCCCAATGGCGGTATCGACAATCGGCAGTATCTAGAAGTCGTTGAAACTGGTTCGCTGGATGCCATTACGTCTGGCCCTCACGATGAGATGATGGAGATTCATGCGGAGAATGAGAGATTATCTGACGGACAGCTTGTAAAGGCTATTATTACTGATGATCATCCGCTCCATATCCAAGAGCATCGTCGAGTTGTTTCAAGCCCTGATATGCGCGTGTCGAATGATCTTAAAGCCGCTAAGATCATTACGAATACGCTGACTCACATTGCTGAGCATGAACAACTGATGCAGCAGTGCATCCAGACGCGCCCTATTTTAGCTTCCGTTCTTCACCTGATGCCGGCTGCACCGGCTGGGGCTCCTCCGCCCAAAGGGAAGAGTGCAATGCCTCCTAGGGCAAAACCACCTGTCGCCGTGGGTCGTGGTCCATCTCCCGTGGCTCGACCTATGGCGGCAGCTAAACCGCAAGCTAGACCGATGGCTCCACCCAAGAAGAAAATGGCTTTAAAGACGGGAATGACACCAACGGTTGGATTACCGACCGCGACACCAACAACTCAACCCACTGGAGGTCCACATGCCTGATGCTTCTGCTCCTGCTGCACCCGCTCCTGTCGTTCAAGAACCGACGAAAGCACCGCCTGTTATTGATAAACCTCAAGGTTCAGCGGCTGGAGATGCGGCGAGTCCAGCTCCTGTTGCTGACGATCCCTTCGCTTTCGAGTTGGAAGTTGGTGGAAAGAAACAGAATTTAAAGTTTGCCAGTAAAGATCAGCTTAAAGCTGTCTTACAGAAAGCTCTTTATGCTGATCAGGTGATTAAAGACGCGACTCAAGCCAAGAAGGGTGCAGCGAATTTAATGGAGAAGATCAAGACTCGTGCTGGCTTACGTGAGATTCTGAGTGATCCAGCTATTGGCGTGGATATCAAGAAGTGGGCTATCGAAGAAGTGCAGGAGATGATGGAAGATGAAAAGCTCACGCCTGAACAACGTGAAGCGCGTCAGTGGAAGTCTAAGGCTGAGAAACTGGAAGCTGAACAGAAAGAACGCATTGAAGCTGAACAGCGCAAGATTGCTCAGGAGAAGCTGAATCGGCAGGCTCAACAGGCACGTGGCGAGATTATTGCAGCCATGAAGAAGTACCCCGACATTCCCCAAACTCAGGCCACGATGGATGCCTGTATTCAGAATATGCGTGCAGCATTTAGACGCTTTGGCAAGCATCTTTCGGCAGAACAGGCCATGACGGTCTATTCCGAGCAGTATTGGACCAGTCTTGGAAGCGTTCTGAATAAGATGGAGCCTGATGCTATCCTGAAACGCTTCGGGAAAGGCACGCTGGATAAGATCCAGAAGCTGAAGTTGCAGGAGCTGAAAGAGAAGACCAATCCTGCCAATAAGAAGCAGGATGAAACGCCTTCCAAGCCCAAGAAGAATATGACGGAGAAAGAGTTCGATAAACACTTTCGGGATCAGGTTGGATTGGCAGGTTTGTAAAAAAAGACTTTACAAATTTGCAAACAGGATATATAAATAGTCAGTCGTTTGATCTTTTACACCAGATTTTAGGAACATGAGCTTTTGAGTAGGACGCAATGCGCCACCCGAAAGAACGCCCCAGTTCCCCTACCACAACCTCGGCGTATTACACTACCTTGGCGGTTGGAGCAGTGATGAAACCTGATGAGGTTTCTACTATTTCAATTGCAAGGAGAATACGTCCATGGCCTTAACCGCCGAAACAACTCAAGCTGCTGCTGGTCTCTTAAAGCAAGCCTATTCCGACGAAGCGATCACCAAGGTCGTTCCAGCTTCATCCATTATCCAAGAAGAAGTCGAATTTGTTCCTGATGCACAAAAAGAAGGTGCGCAGTTCAACGCTCCTGTGCTTCTTTCCTTGCCTTCTGGCTTCACCTATGGCGCAGGGTTTGCGTCATATCAGGCGATCATTCCTTCCAACGTGCAATATGCCTTCCTGACGGGTTCGAACATCAACCTGCGTGATGGTATCGCCAATGACCTCATCAGCCGTGCAATGAATGACAAGAATAGCTTCATGACGGCAAGCAAATACGTCATGATGGCTTTGCAGAAGTCTATGCGGAAAGAGCTGGAACTGAATCTGCTTTATGGGTCTACTGGCTTAGGTCAGGTTGCAGCTTATACCAACATCAGCACGACTTCCACGACCTTGTATTTCAGCTTCGCGACTTGGGCTCCGGCGATCTGGTCTGGTCTGGAAAACTGCGTAGTGAACTTCTTCAGCTCTGGCGCACAACAGGGCGGAAACTTCACCATTACGGCAGTCACCATCAGCCAGTCTACGCCGAACTTCGGCGGTCAGATTACGGTGACGGGTTCGAGCGGTGACATTACGACCCTTCAAAACACCATCGGCACTTCTTGGGTCAATGGCAACACGACTCCAGGGACTGCAGTTGACGTGTATATGAACACCAGCTTCGGTAACCAGATGGTTGGAATCAAAGGTATTCTTAGTGCGACCGGAACCTTGTTCGGATTGAACACGGCGTCCTATAGCGTCTGGCAGCCTAATACCTTCTCCGTAGGAAGCGTTGCGCTTTCCATCGGCAAGGTCTTGGATGCTGGTGCGCTGGCAGTCGCGCGTGGTGCGGAAGATGAGACGCTGGACGTTCTCGTCAACCCGACTTCTTACGCCAACCTGATCGTTGAGGCCAGCTCGGCTCGCCGATATGATGGTTCTTGGAAGAAAGACACCTTGGCGAATGGTGCGCGCTACATTGAGTACTA